CTACATGTAGTGGTTGGCCAGGTGTCCGACCACTACATGTAGTGGTCGGCCCAGAGATGTTTGGGGTCGGGTCGGATGGCCAGCCGATGGCCAGCCGATGGCGAGCCGATGGCGAGCCGGTGGCGCGCCGATGGCGAGCCGGTGGCGGGCCGATGGCGGGCCGGTGGCGGGCCGATGGCCAACCGCTATAGACCCTTGCCGATCCAGTCGATAGGTTGGTTGAACGCTGGCGGCTGTCGCTGGCGACTCTGAACCGATCTTGGAAGGATCAACCGATGAACCTGAATGAAGAAGCCAGGATGAAGCGCGCGGTGGCAGATGCCGTCGAATTGGTCATGATGACCGGGACGGCCGACGCTTTGAAAACGGCGGTCCAAAGACAACGCCGTGCGGAATCCTCGGACCGCCGTTGGTTGTTGGCGTCCGTGATGATTACCGAACTATCAACCGATCTGAATACTTCGGAATGCCTGCGCATCATCCACGAGGAGCGCGCTCGCCTTGATGACGAGGCGACACCGTGAAAATCAACCCAAAGACTCGGAAGACGGTAGGCACAAACGGCATCATCCTCCATCGGGGCCAATCGTCCATTGACGGCTCGGCCATCGTCGTCATAATGACTGGCACTCGCGATATATCCGCGAACCCAAAGACCGGCGACATGCTCCAGACTTGGATACTGGTCGATGATTTTCACCCAATGGAAGCCATAAAAACGGGGCGAGATTCCGCTATTTGCGGATCATGCCCCTACCGCGGCGACGCCCAAAACCCTCGACTTTGTTACGTGAAACTCATGGCGCCGGGGATGATCTGGAAGACGTACCGACGAGGCGGATATCTTGACCTATCCGCGTACCACGATGCCGATACCATCGCCGATATCGTTCGGGATCGGTTCGTCCGGCTCGGATCGTACGGCGACCCGCTGGCGGTCCAGGACCCCGGCTCCTGGCGGTGGGTTGATGCGGCAGCCGGTCGAACCGGCTACACCCATCGATGGAAGAACATCGAACAGGACTTCCGTGACGATGACCGATTCGGCTCCGAGCTAGCATGGTGGCGCGAACGCATCATGGCATCGGTCGATTCGGAGCCCGAGAGACGTACAGCCGCCGATCTCGGCTGGCGGACGTTTCGGCCGCTGTTCGCTGGCGAGGATCGGACGCGCGGATCCGAGATCCAGTGTCCGGCTTCGAAGGAAGCCGGATACAGAGCGACGTGCGCGGACTGTAGGCTTTGTGGCGGGACCGATACCGGCCATCGGAAGATTGCTCCGAGCGTAGCTATCAATATTCACGGGCCAGTTGTAGGCGGCTCTCGGCGACTTCCTCGACCCGTTTCGGTACCCATTACGATCGGCGGAATCGATTCCGGTCTGGTGGTGGCATCATGACAAAGATCCTCCGAAAATTCGTGGACATGATCGCTGCTCATGCTGGAGCCGATCACGTTCGGATCACCTGGTCCGCCAGGACCGGCGAATCGGGCTCCATCCGCGTGCCTCGATTCGAAGCGCCGTCCTACATTCAACAACTCCGAAGCCGGTTCGGGCGGCTCGCATCCTTGAAGGTAGAACCCGCGTAGCCTAGACCGACATCCTGAACGGCCCCACCGCCCGCGTCGATCGCACAATGATCGGCGCGGGTTTTTTCGCTTTCCCGGCGGATTCGATCGAAGAATCTCGCCACCACCACCGCCACCACGAGGAGCCTCTCAGAGCCCGCCTGAGCGATCGAACGAATGAAACCGGCCCCGTATACCCTGGCGGCTCGGGCGGCTGTCGCGGGATCCTACGGCTTGCCGTATCGGACCCGAACAGACCCCTAACAAACACCTAACAAACACCGAAAACGGCACTTTTGCTTGCCCAGATTGGAAATCTTCTGAGGGATTGCGGACAGAAAGCCTCTTCCCTGGCGTTGACTCTTCCGATAGGTGAGCTTAGGTTGGAACGCCGGAAGCTGAAGGATTGAAGGAAGGAAAGCCCACCGTGGCACCAGTACGAAAAACCGTTTCGATGCTCACTGCTCGCCTAAATAAATGCGAGGGGGGGGTAATTGAGTGGGGGGGGATCGCAGAAGACACCGAGGGCATGGAACACGTTGAAGCATTGTCCCGTCAACACCGTTGGTATGTCGCACGGGAACGTACTCGTGCGCAGATTCTGAAACTTCTAGAGGATTAGAAAAATGAACCACCTTGCGTCAGAGGAAGCCCTGATTCAGGACTTGGCCGAACTGCTCAACAGAAACAAGGGAGCGATCTCAATTCAACTCCCTGCCTCGCTTGGAGGCCACTACCAGCTTGACATAGAAGACATCACCATCAACGGTTTGATGGTTGAAATTAAAGTCAAATAGGAGATTCCAATGCAGAAGCTCAGCAGAATCGAGGGATGTGGATTCCTCAATCGACTCATCCAGACCAAGACTCCGATGGAGGAATGGCCGCGCTTTATGGACGCTTGCGCCAAGCTCCTGGACATGAAGTGCGGAGGCTCGCAGGAAGCTCCTTCGGGCCAGGCGAAGGCCGAGAAGGAGATCGTGAAGGTCGAGGGCCTGAACGTCATCGACGTTGAAGTCACCGACACCTACGTTGTGACCGAGGTCCAGGGCTTCAAGGCTAAATGGGTCAAGGCTTTCCAGGCCGAGCCCAAGGCAGTCGCGCGGTCCCTGGTCCAGGGGAACAAGATTTCTGGGGAAATCGCCATAGTCCCCCAGGCCAACGGGAAGACCTACTACAATTGGCTCTCCATCTCCGTAGACCCTGGGGCTTCGGCCACTGCGAGTCCGCCGAAGTCTCAGGGTGAGGTGGTGACGGAAGATGACATCCCCTTTTAGCCTTCCTCTCTTTCAGAGCGCACGCTCGGCCTTCGGGCCGGGCGTGCGTCTTCTCTACTACGGAGACCAAGACCGATGGACAAATTAACTTGGTATTGGCATCACAACCAGGCCCGCTGGGCCGCGATGCTTCAGATCGCAGCGGACCTCTCGTCGATGTACGAACTGCCCCGTCCGAACGAGCGAGAGATACGGAGCCTTGGCGGCTTCCGCGCTCTTCCCTTCTTCTGGTGGCGACTTGGATGCGATGACACCGCATCCTTCATCGACCGCAGCCGCCAGGGGTGCGACTATGACCACTGGGCGGGTCTCGGCCGTCGTGAGGATCGCTCGCTCTGCTTCGCTTGCATCTGCGGAGTTCTTCGTGACCGAATGATGCTCTCGGGCGCAGAGCTTGATGTCGTCCTTGGATGCTCCAGGGGATCAGTGCATGATGCATGCCTCCGCTGGTCGGCGTTCACCAAGGACTTCCGAACGATGATCTTCGGGCTGTCCGGCGATCTTCGAACGAAGGGCTTGAGAAACCTTGTGCTAGGGAGGACTGCATGAGCGGTATCCGAAAGACGAGGATTGAAGGCGATAAGACAGAGAAGAAGTTCGTTCTCCCCCACCCTACGAGTGGGAGCGAACTGCACGATGCGGAGGCCGTCATCCCTTCGGCAATCATCCCAGGCTGTTGCTGGCGTGGTCACACCACCTTGTTCGCAGGCCAGAGCAAGAGCGGCAAGTCAACGATGATCCGCGACTGGCTCCGGCGAATCCACCAGCAATTCCAGTCGTATGACCCGGTGCCTTCGATGCTGCCGGATCGCCTGGTGAAGGCGGTGAATACGCTGGTGATCTCCGAAGAGTCTGGTTGGGCCTGGGAGGAGTTCGTCCAGGATCTGCCCGGAACCGCGGAAGACAAGAACTGGATCCGTGTCCTGCACAGAGGCCACGGGAGGATCTCGCCAGCGTCGAGCGATGAGCTAGAACAGTGGTGCGATGCGGTCATCGAGATGTGCAAGGTGTTCGAGATCGGTTGGGTCATCATCGACCCGGTGACGAGGTTTGGATCAATCTCCAGTGAGAACGACAACTCCGAGGTTCTTCGGGCGATGATGGCATTCGAGCGGATCGCCACCGAGTCGTATGCTTCCGTGCTGCTCCTTCACCACACCTCGAAGAACGGCAACGACCCGCGAGGCTGCGGGGCATGGCAGCAGCAGCCCGATGCCATCCTGGGGCTTCGGATGCTCGGCGACAAGGAGAACATCGACATCGAAGACGGCCCGCCGCCGGAGCGGGTTAGGATCCTCACCGGCAAGGGTCGTTTCCCCGACATCGAGTCGCAGATCCTCTGCTACGCCGATGACGAGGGCAGGTATCACCACATCCCCGGCGTTCTCGGCCGCTACACCACGAAGGCTGATCTCGATGGCGAGAAGATCGTGCGATTCATGACTTCCAATTCCCTATGCCAGGACGGATCGAAGATCCGATCCTCGCTCGGCATGGAGGCTGGACCCTTCGGCCGTGCGATGCGGCTGCTCGTCGCAAAGAACCGCGTGGTTAAATCAGGATCAACCAAGGATTCAACCTATCAACTCAGAGAGAACATATGACCTTCCCCAGAAACGCAACTGAACAACTGGACCAGATCAATGACATGTACGAACGAAATGAACGCCGCGAAACCGTTGCCCGCTTTACGCCTCACCCTGCCGATCCCGCCAAGCCTGAACAACCGGATGTTCGTGAAGAACAACCGGCTGATTCTGAGCGAGAAGTACCGGACGTGGAAGAAGCTCGCGGTCCTGTCGATCATGGATCAGAGGAAGGAGACCCACCCGATGTCCGCAGGGATTGAGAAGTTCAAGTCCTACGAGGTGGACATCCATGTCTGCTTCGGTGACCGTAGGAGCAGAGACATCGACAACTACATCAAGCCAGGGCTCGACGTTCTGACCGAAGCCCTCGTCTGGAAGGACGACAGTCTGGCCGACATCGTGCGGATCGAACGAAGCAGAAACGGCACTCGCGTGGACACCTACGACATCAACGTCTTCCCCATCACCGAGGATCCCCCGTTTTGAGATACCGCGATGTCTATGGGAACCGCGACCCGCGAGCGGGTGCGAACCAGGACAAGTGGAGGAAACTCAGGGACCGGGTAATTCGCCGGGAGCCGATCTGTAGGATCTGCTCCCGGCGTGCTTCTACCGAGGTTCACCACATCGAGTCCGTCCGTCGGCGCCCGGACCTCGCATTGTCATGGCAAAACTGCCTTCCGTGCTGCGCCGAGTGCCACCGCCGCCTCGACTCTGGGAAAGTCAAGCCCAAGCTCGAACCGCCCCCCAGGCCGGACGACGACTACGCCTGTTAGGGCGAATGAATGAATCGGGTGGAGTGTGTCGAGATCGCGTCCAGGTCCACCCGGCGGACTTCTCCTGGCTCAAGGACGACTTCGCAGGTCATCGCCAAGATCCCCCCTTTCCAACAGTGGTGGGTCCACCCCTCCACCTCTACCGTCTCCGGGTACGGGACGGCCACTCGCCTCCGGTAGCGGATCCTCCTCCGCTCCTGGGAGGCGTTCTCGAACTCCACGAAACCACCGCTCCACCAGTGGAGAGCGCCGTCCTCGGTGGTGTCGTAGATCCAGAGCTTCCGGGTCTCGGTGGACTCGTGCTGGATCCTGGAATCCCCGATGTGGACGACGATCGGGATAGGCTCAAGGCTTGGCGGACACCACACCCTCGGCGACTCCCTCGGCCTTCGCCTGCTTCACCCGCCTCCGTTCGCCCGGCGAGGGGACGAGGAAGCCTCCAGCGGCCCCCAAGAGCCCCGTGAGGGCTGCCGGGGCTCCGATCGCCCCGAGGCCCTCAGAGGCCGTCTGGGCGGCTCCTCGCCAGAACCCTGCCGCTCGCTCGCTCAGGCGGTTGTACATCTGGGCTTTGGCCTCCGCCACGATGGCCGCCTCCTCCAGGGCGTTGGGATCCATCGTCGGGATTGGATCCACGAACTCGTCGGTCGGGAGGGCTCGGCACCCTCCCAGGGCGAGACACAGAACTAGCAGGTACTTCATTCTTCATCCTCCTCGCGGACTTCCGCTGTTGGGGATTGGCCCTGGACCAACCGGGTGAAGGTGTCGTGGGCGAGGCCGTTGCACGCGAAGAAGTTGCCGAATGTCTCGTAATCGCAGACCGTGGTTCCCTTCTCTGTCCTGCTCCAGGAAAGCACGACCGCATCGCAACCGTCCTCTATCAGCATCCCGATCATCTCCCGGATTCGGTGCATTGTTTCGCTGTACTCGTCCTCATTTTTCATGACGCTCCTCTAATCGCTCGACACGCTCGGTCAGTCTCTCGATCGCATCTGAGAGCCGCGCCAGAGTCTTGTCAATGCGGTGCCATTCTTTCGCGATAAAGGCCAAGACGATGGGGATTGCAATGCTCCCCATACTTCCAATCACTGCGGCGATGTCCTGGACGGTCATATTTCCCCCCAGGGGGTCATTCGGTTTCGGTTGGGTCGTACGCCACGGTTTTCAGGGCCTCGGCCACCACGATCATCTCGCTCGCTTGAGCGATGAGAAGATCAATATGAGCCACATCGAGATCGGTTCTCGGTGCGACTTCCTTGTAGTTGAAAGCGAGGTCTTCGAGACTTGCACTGGTCCCGCTCAGGTTCTTGGTGATGGATGCGAATTGGTGAATCGTGTTCATAGTTGAATCCTGAACATGTAAGAAGTAGACACGGGAACGTCAGAAGGCCACGATCCAAACTGAGAAGATGCAAGGAGCGCTATCCTCGAAAACGTGTTCCAACTAATAGATGAAGCAGCGTAGGAGACTCCGCCAATCACCAGCTCAGCGCTCGAACCGTTTGGATATGCCGACACGAAATCGTTTCTTGCAGTGGTATTTGAAAACGTGAAAAATATCCTGGAATTGGTGTTTATCGTTCCTCGTACAGTGATGAAGTTCAGGTCCGACTCGCTTGGTGAGGTGGTCGGGTCATTGTCCCTCGAACCGCCTGTACCGGATGCGGAATCCGTTGTGCCTTGCGCTTCAAAGTCGAAAGACGTACCTGGAGAAGGAAAGAACATCCACCGAGAAGTCACGAGGTGTACTCCACGGAGAAGGTCACATCAGTTGCCGAGGAGTTTGATGAGATCACCAGGGTGATGACCCCATCAACCAAGACCGCGGTGTTCGCCAGTGGTGTTTGGTCCCCGCTGCTGGTGGATACGCTTGCGGTCGAAACGACCGCACCTCCGACCTTCAAGTTTGCGGTGCAGGTTCCCGATCCAGACTTGATGTAAAAGCCAGTGATCGAACGGCGCGACACTGCTCCCGGGTCGATCGTATACGTCTTGTCTGCGGCCGTCTCGATCATGCCCGTGTATGAACCTGGAACTGGGGGGAAGTCCGAGGCCGTGAGGATGACTTGCCCTGTTTGTCCCTGGACGGAGACCACCCCTCCGGTTGACTCTGCGACCCGCGACCAGACGAACGAAGACATCGCAGCGGCCCCGGCTTGGTTGGGGTGTACCCCATCGAAAAGCCATGCGTTACTAAATGCGCTTTGTGTTGAATATGTGTCTTCAATGTACCCCGCCAGGTCCACGACGACCACGTTGTCTCTTTGCGAGGCGAGAGCCTTCACGCCATCGTTGAACGTGTCTTTCTGCTGCCTTTGGTTGAGAACGTCCGAGTCGCAATCGTAGAGCGTGAGGATCACAAACTTGATCCCAGGCCTCTCGGTCTCCATATTGCTGAGCATGTCCTTAAGGCTGTCGAGCGTGTCTGCTCCGCTTCTTGCTTCAGCGCCGCTTATGTCGTTCATCCCGATGAAGACGTGCGCGTGAGTCGTGCCGAGCGCGGCCATGCGACCACCGAGTGCCGCGGCCGTGTAGTGCCAGTCGTCGGTCTGGGAGAACTCTTGTGGGGTTTCGGGGTTATTCGTGTAGGTGATTTCATAACCAACTGGTAGGTGGTTCCTTGTCCTCCACCCCCCAGCACCGAAGTATGAAATCTCCAGCCCCGCAGCATCAGTACCCCAGAAGACCGACTCGATCGTTTCATTATCGCCAGATGAGTTCCGGTCTTTTATATGGAGAGTGTTGGAACTGTTTGAGTTCGCAAAAACGTCACCGTCTGCGGTATAGCTCCGAAAAATCGAATCCGACCAATAGTCGGACCCATCCGTAAGATCGAAGTCTTCCCATCCAGCTACTTGAACCGTCGTGCTTCCGGTTTTCTCGTACATCCTGGTTTGCATCTCAGTCACGTAACCGGATGTCCCGTGTCCGATCATTTGCGCGGCCATTCGGATGCTTGTGTCGTCTTTCCCGAGCCTTCGCGTACCGTCAGCTTGCTGAAAGATGAAGTCTCCATCGGGCCATCGACTAAAAAAGGTCTCGCCCCCTCCATACGCTCTCGTCGCTTGGGATGATGACAAATACTTGAAATAGAACTCCACAGACCAGTCTTGAAACGCTGACGTATTCGATGTTCGAGTCTTGGAATAAACGCTCGTCTCGTACGGGTTCCCTGGGGGATATCCGTCGCCCCCTTGGTCGGGGTCTTCAGAGTATCCCGTTCCGCCGCCGGGTCTGTTGATCGTAGCCGTTCCCTGCGATGCGGAGACCATGACCCCGGCCCCCGCTGCCGTCATATTGAACCACGCCCCCTTCCATGCGTCGGGGCGCCACTCGAACAAAGCTCCGTGGAATAGCGTCGTGAAGTTGGTCACCCCGTTGTTTGAGATCGAGTCGCCGATGAACGAGACGTGCGCGGCCTGCTGCTTGATCTCCGCGAGGATCGACTTATCACCGTAGACGTACTCGACCCCTGGTTCTCCGGGGTCGCCGCCGCCTCCACCACTAGGAGCGCAGTATGTGACGCCGCTGTCACTGATCGTAACACCGACGTTCTGGGCAGAAGAAGAATCGACGACTTGAACGCCGACAGTCACCGAAGAATTGGTCCCGACCTGAAGGGTTCCGTCCCAGATCGAGTTTGTGTCTGCGGTCACCGCAGGAATGCTTATCGTGGCTTGACCGTTGGAGTCAAGGTTCGCTTGGGTGTCAATGCCGAGGCCGGGAGAATTGAAATAAATGATGGCTCCCGAATCGGGAGTGGGCTCGACCGTGAAGGTGACCGAAGTCGTCGCGTCGTTGCTGAGTTCAATCCTGGTCGGATTGCATGTCATCGTTGCCTCCCCCGAATGGTACGGCCTTGTTGAGTAGTTCTTGCCTTCGCTTGCACCCGCAGTCCTTGCCCTTGCTGATCTTCTTCACGGCAACCTCCACGCCAACCTTCTCGAAGACCTTTTTCACAAGGTCGCCGAGCCCCCGCATCTTCTTCGGGGCAGGGGGGGAGGGGTTGACCTTCTCGCCCATGATCCCGCTGGTTCCTGGAGTCTTGTATCCCATGTCTTTCCTTAGCAAAGGTCATCGTTAATACCGCAGCAGGAGTTGGCACCGTGCCAAACCGAGCCCGCTCCGCATTTTGCACATTGAGCTTCCGTCACCCCGTCGATGCAGTCTCCGCTTGGGTCGCAGCAGGCTCCCAGTGCAAAGTTCCTGCCGTTGTTGCATAAGTACCTCCCGCATCCTCGGTCGGTGTAAGGCGCGACAGTCGCAGAGTTCGGGGGAATCTCCGCTGTCGGGTCAGGGCTGGTTACCCCCCTGGCAAGACCCCCTTTGCAATACCAAGTACCCCCGCCATCTATAGTGCCTTTCAATGTCTTGATGGCTCCCTCGCAGAAGTCCGTGACAAGAAGGTCGTTGCAGATTCTCAGTTTCGTTGCCCGCGAAGTGGCAAGATAACCGGGTCTATCTTCCGTATCGGTTGGCGGTCCAGGGGGGCAAAGGCCATCCGAACATGCAAATGGGCTGGCGTCGTTTGCGTTGCACGCACTGTTCAACACGAACAGGTAGGCGTGGTTTGTAAATGTGCAAGGCTCGTTATCGTTGTCGCCCGTCTGGTCGTTCGTGATAAGGGTCCAAGTAAAATGAACCGAGTCGCAGTTCGCTGAATAGGTGTCTTGAGAACAGAACCCGTTTCCATCGGTTCCGCCGCATCCCTCCAGAACTCCCTGCCCGCAAGCCGTGGGGCAACCCTCGCAGACCGTGCAGTTCGGGCCGCATGTGGTCCCGTTCGTGCATGTGGTGCATTGGGGCAACGGGGCCGCAGTAAAACAGGAGTTTGTCCGGGCCTCTTGGTTCCCCTGCGGTGACTCCCAAACTTGGTAATTGCAGTTTTCGCACGAAGCAGTGCAACCAACTTCTCGCCTGATTTGCGGGGCCTCTTGCTGGATCTCTTGTCCAGACCACGCGCAGTCCGTTCCTTCGCAAGCCACCTCTGGCGTGAAGCGACAAACGTGAGTCCACCCGCCTTTTCTTGCGTTGTAGAACTGGTTTGCTACTACCTGACGGACGCCGCTGGAGTCGTAGGTAACAAGATCCTTTCGGATCAGTCTGGTCTCCGTGCTTCTTGGGCTCGACTCGCCGGGAAGCGTGGTGTCCCTCCAGTCTTTGGTCTGGAGGATGCCATACGTCGAACCGGAATGCTCGAAGTGTGATTCTTCGAGCTTCTTGGCAACGGCTGCGGGCATCGGCTTCCGCTCGTCAATTGCTCGGAAGAAGTCTTTGTATTCGTCGGAGGTAATTTTGTTTGCGTTGTACATCTCGTAGATTTCCCACGAGAAGACGGGAACGCCTGCGCAGCCATAGATCTGGTATTCCGGAACTCGGCAATCCCAGGCCGGAACCTGCTCGCAAGATTCCGACGATGCGCCGTCGTTTTTCTCGCACGCCTTGTACCACTTCTCTCGGTGAAAGACGCCTACCAGCGTCCACGCAAGAGGCTGGAGAAGAGCAGAGCCGGACTGCTCTAGTCTCTGAACGTCTGACCCGTCCCAGTAGTAATGATGAAACCCTCTCGCCGTATATGTGCTGTTTCTTCCGTCGTTGTAAATGCCCTTGAGCCACTCGTACCCGGCGTAGTCGCAGGCCGCAGTAGCCGAAAGGTTCGTTCCGTCTGGGCAAGTCCCCGTGTCGTATGACTGATAGGGACGGTCAACCGGCCTGTCCTCAATAATCTCGACCTGAAATGTCGTCAGGTTTGGGTTGTTTGAGGCGCAGACGCCGGTGGTTGGTGTTGGGTCGTCGTTCAATGGGCCAAGCAGAGTTCCGGGGGTGGAACATCCGCATGAGATGTTGCAACACGCGGGCTTGCCACCAGCGGGCTGCGGGCATTGCGGAGGCCAAAGGTTCCAAAGGTCGTATCGGTAGTCGTTCGAGGGAAGGGCGGCACCACGTCCGAAAAGACCGTCATCGAAGAACCAGCAATAGCCGCCTTGGTCCGTATCCATCTGCGAGAAGTGTTCGTATGAGACCACCAATGGTTCCGCAGCCGCGTATGACCTGGTTCCGGTCAATCTTGAAGGGTCCGTACCCGTTCCGCAATTGGGGCAGTCGGGATCGACTTGAAGGGCCAACGGTGCAGACCATGAAGGACGCTCAATCCGCAGCACGAGCTTCTCGTCTGGGCTCAAGCGACAGCACGGCGTATCCGCGTCGGATACGAAGCAGTCGGCACAATCAGCACAATCGCAACATCGTCTCATCAACAGGTTCCGTCAAACTGGTTCGGCCACTGGAACAACCATTTCATGGATTGCGGCGAGTAGAACGCCAGGACAAACGTGTCGTCTGGGCATGGCTGGAGCGAGAATCCCGATGGGAGGTTTGCAACTGTGATTCCCATAGCCACGGACCCATCGTTGCTTTTCTCCCAGACGTTCTCCGCTGCAAAGTCGGAGACGGACGAAAGCGTCGTTTCATCTGTCCAGTTCCCATAGTTGATTTCGTAGTCCCAACGGTTCAGGCCGTTGTCGTTGTCGTCCACCTGTTCCGTGCTAGAGACCACCCTCATCAGGGTGGGGCCGACCATCACGCCCATGCCGTTTCGTCGGTTCATTGCTGGAACGACTCGGAGATGTACTCGTAAACCTTGTAGGGGAACTCGGCTGCTGTAAAAACTTCCCGCTGCATCGGGTACGGGTTGACCCAGAACACATACTCGGCGCAGAGAAGGAACTCCGTCACATCAGGAATGGGGGGTGACAGGGTTGGCTGGTCTGGCCGAACCTTCGGGATGACTGGACCGCCGTAAGCCTGCGCGGGGATCTGGTCGCAGAGCTGGAAGTCGTCCGTTCTCATGGTCACCGTGACCTTGTGGTCCACGGTGTTGATCGGCGTGATCTGCACGCTCTCCACGATCCACTCGCCACGGGGCCATGTCTCGGCGGTCACTTCGTCCCACTCGTCGTCGCAAGACCTTTTCCCAGGAGTCCTTGCGGATGGCCCTTCTGTCCATTCCGTCCAAAGAGGATCCACCGTGAGTTCGGTGGCTTGTTGCGTGGCGTAGTACGGGGCTCTGATTACGAAGCTAAACGTGGCCTGAAGGCCCTCGACCGTGTAGTTCCGGGGCTGAGTGTTGATGTCGTAGGAAATGCCGCCGATGTCGCCCATCTGCACGACATCGTTGTATGGCAGGGTGCATCCAGCCGGAACAATCGGGCTCTGGCTCCACTGGATCACGAGAGTGTCACCGATCCGCCATGCTGGCGTGGTCCGGGGTCGGGAAGAAATCTTCGCCGAGACGTGGCCGGGGTTCTCGTAAGAGACCGCCTTGTAAACCGCAGAGAACTCCCACATCTTCGCTTGCTTGCTCTCCCTGGCACTCCATCCCTCGCAGACCATCGGAACCTCAACGGTCGCCCCGCTGGCGGTGGGGTCAGCAACGCTACCCGCAGAGTAGACCGTGAGAACCGGGTCCACATTGGACCCGCCCGTGGAAGTCTGGTCTATGCGAAGTGGGCGGCCAACATCAATATAGACACCGAGATCCGAGAGGTCGTTCAAAGCGTCGTTTGAGTTCTGCGCGAAGTCTTCACACACCCCGTCTCTCTTCTGGTCGTAGAAAACCATCACCTTAAAGTTCACGGTGGAGCTTTCAAACTTGCTGCCCTGGGTCTGGTCGTATGCACCCTTTGGGATGATGTACCGAGGCATCAGAAATCTCCTGATTGTGCTGGTCTTCCGGTTCCCATGAGGGCTCCGCCAACATCGTTCGAGAACTCTTGGAACACTTGCCCTACGGTCCGCACTTCTGCGCCGAGGTCGCCAAACACTTCTCGGCTTCGGGCTGCATTGTAGCGGTCGTCCTCGGATATCTGCGCTTGTTCTCGCTGGACATCCGGGCGGTTGACGTATGCAATCCGATCCATGAGCTTGGCGGTCTTCAGCATTGCCCCCCTCGCTGTGAAGGTCGCAAAGTCGTCCTCGGTTTCCGCTTGGACGGAACTTGCTTTCCGAATGACCATTCCGGCGGCAGCAGCCGTCACCCCCAGCGTGGCGAACGCCGCCCCCATGAACATCCGCATCTTGGCGGCGTCCACGGCTTTTCCGCCAGCAGAAATCTGTCCTTTAATTTGCCCCTCTTTTGCACGCATCGCCACCATTGCGGGATTAGCTACTTTGTGGGCTCCCTGGTCCACCGTCCACCGATGAAGCATCGAAGGCGTTTGCGAGCGTTTCATTTGCAAGGCAGCCAACCTTTGTTTATTTGCTTCTAGCCCTTTCATTTGCCCGCCTATCCCGGCGGCAGACTGGAACGCTGAGAGCTTGCGCTTCGACTGGTTCACGGTCTTATTCAGGTGACTCGCGTCACCCTTGATGTTGACGAACAGGTTTCCGACTGTTGCCATTACTTGCTCCAGCTAGAGATGGCTTGGACCATCTCTTCTTCCGTTTGCTCGCCGCCCTCGTCCCACCTCAAGTACCGAACCCAACTGAGGTATTCCGAGGATCCCATCGACTTTACCACGCCCAGGGTGCATCCGATCTTCGCAGCTATCCGATGCGAAGTGATGTCTCTGGGCGTTAGCCGTTTCCCGCATCGAGCCCGCAGACATCCACGGCATGGTCGTACAGTTCTCGCACCACTGACATCGGCCACTTGCGTACTTGCTCTGCGGTGGTTCCTTCGATGCAGTACGCCACGACCACCGCCATGTCTGAATCTTCTTCCATTGAGAGCATGTCTTCCGCAGACATCTCCCGGAGGGTGACCGTCTGGCCCGAAACATCGACTGTCTTTTCTTTGGGTTTGAACATCATGATGGCGACGGGACCGCAGCGGACAGCTTGGTGAACTCTGCGGTTCCTGTAACGATGCCGTCCAATTCGGCCTCGACAGAGTAGCTGTTCAGGTACACATGGACCCCCTCGGGCGGATCCGCGGAGCTTCCAATGATTGTGGTCAGCGCGCAGTCCCCGAAGTCGGTAGCCGTTCGGAGAACAAGGGTGCCACTGCTGCACGTCTCCAGAGACTCGTCAAGAGCGGTGATGTTTTGTCCAGTATTGTCGGCTTCGTAGATGAAGTTCACCGTGGCAGTGAGCGGTTCTGCAAGACCTGCAAGAACTTGTCTTCGGTCATCAGCACCAGTGGTAGCGTCAATCATGGTCCGGTCGCCACCCGAGATGCTGAATCCCGTAACGCCGAAGGTGACTACTCTTTTGCCGCCAGCAGCCGCCGAATTGTATTCGTAGATCGCGGCGAGCCTTGAACCTATGAACTTGTTTGGCATTTGTCTATCCCTTGAATCGAATGAATGAAACGGCCACCACGAAGATGCCCGGCCTCTCTCCGTCGTATGAGGCGTGGTATTCCCTGGCAAGACCCGTGACTCTCACGCAATCCTGCACCGCGAGGTGGGCGACGAGTTCCTGCCCAATCGTCTCCGCCTCTTCAAGGCTCCTCGCCAATGCGTTGGCAGTCACTTCGGTTCTGGCAACCCCCGCGAATCCGTACCGGGAACCCTCGTAAGTCTCACTGTCGAACTCGTAAACAACCGCCGGGAAGTCAACGCCGTTCGGTCGGACAAACGGAGACACCGGCGTCGAGGTCGCATCGTCCAGGAGATCGTAGATTTCGCTTGGGATGCTCATACCGTTTTAAGTGCCTCCTGTATTCCCCTGATGGCTTCCCGCTGCGCCTGGGACCGCGTGGCCTTGAATGCGTTGCGTCGGTAGCCCTTCGGAGTGTTGTAGGTCTTGAATTGCTTGTTGATTGCGCCGTCTTCAACAAGGTGGGACAGGTTGCCGTGGTATCCCTTGTCTGCCCCTCGACGAATCATCGACCGATAGAACCACCCGAACCTCCTGGTCTTCTTCCACTGGTATCTGAATGCCGCGCCCTTGGATATGAACGATCGGTAGATCCCCTGCTTCCGACCATCAAGCCGCCACTTCCACTTGTAGTAGCCTGCGGAGTATTCCCCGCTTGTCGCCTTGTCCGTGATCCTGAGCGCGCGGCGAAAGTGCTTCAGCATCTTGGTCTTGGGCTTGCCTTTGGCCTCGGCGATCTCGCCAACCTTGTCAAGAAGTTGTTTCCAATCGTCTTTCACAAGTCGCTCTCGAAGGCGTAGATGATCTGCATGCGGTTCCGCTCGTCCCAGTTGTCGATTCGCTCGACCCTGAGACGCTCTCCCCGATACTCAAGTTCCCATCCATAGTCAACGCCTGATCCGTGGCGGACAACGAACTCATAGGTTCGTCGCCCCGCCATCTCTTGCTCACCCGCGTCCGTCAGTCGCCCTCTCACGTTTCGGGCGAAGCATGGGATGACCGCCTCCTGAGTGAATGAACGAATCTTCTGGCCTACGTCGTCGGTGGACGCCGAAGGCTTGAAGAGTTTGAGCTGGAACCGCATGGCTCCAGGATCGGGACGCTTTCTTGCCATCACATATCCCCGTTTCTGTAGGACTCGATGATGGAGCGGTAGGCAACTGGAACCTTGTCGAGGCTGCACTCGTTGGCAAGCTCACGGTTCTCATAGAACAAGGCGGCGATCCCGTAGACCGCCATCTTCACCGTGGCCGGGAAGGAGGTTGAGCCGGCGGTGTATTGCCAAAGGAATGAGCATCGCGTGTATGACACGCTCGCCCGAGGCAGCTTGATGAGGTAGTAGAAAGCGTCCTTGCTTATGTAGAAGCTGTCCGTCACGACCGTTTCGGTCGCTGGCGTCACGGTTCGATCGGTCTTCGTGACGGTCGTTGTTGCGTTCTTCACCGGACCGTACATAGCACGGAAAGGCGGAACGTGGTTGTCGTGGGACTGCTTGATGACACACTCGCGTGTGAGCAATCCCGTCCAATTCTCAAACGCCACCACTGCGGCGTCGAGAGATCGCTGGGCAGCGGCATTGTCCACGCCACTGCTCAGGCGGATGTGATCGAGAAACTCCGCAAGCTGGAACGTGTGTGCATCTTGTGAGACGAACTCGATCATGTAAATGAACTCCAAAGCAAACCACTCCCGGAGCCCCCGAAGGGGCTCCAGGAGCAGAAAAGAAAGAGATCAGTCTTGCCAGATGATGGCACCGGCGGCAAAGGGCCGAAGCCATCGACCGTCCGAACGCATCCTTGTGCGGTAGACGATTTCGCCCGTGTCCGCCGAGGTGTACGGATCGACCTGCTGGCTGAAGCCGGTGCGATCGAAGATGGAATAATCCTCGTTGTGAGCGAGAATCATGGCCGTGTCGTTGGCCTGGACGGACCCACTGAGGTTGTTGGAAACCATGACGGGAAGGCCGAGGAGCGTACCGACTTCAAGCGAGCTGGCCGGAGTTCCGGTCAGAAGAGGCTGGAAGAGCGGACGCCCCTGCTCGTCAAGAACCTTCGTCAATTCGGCGAAAGTGACTTGGTTAGTCAACCATCGAAGACCGCCCCAATACTGCGCAGGGAGTCGGTTGTAGCGGAGATCGGTAAGGGCATCTACCCACGTCTTGGAAGCCGTTCCGGCTTCCCGCGAATCCGTGATGTCGATGCCGATGATCTGTGACCCAGCGGTTCCGATGCCGGGTGCCAAGATTGGCCCGAACGGAATGAAGTCTTCGATTCCAGTTTCTCCAGCTTCATCGCCACGGTACTCCCAGCAGGGGTCCGGGCCGCTCGTGCCTCCTTCGCCGGAAGCGTAGCCCCTATCCCACAAACGAGCGTGCTCCTCGTTGTGCTGAACCAGAAGCTCGGCGACCGCTCGACCGCGAGCATCCTTCATAAACTCTTCGGTGACCACGGACTTAGCCGCAGTCTTGAAGTTGTTCACTCGGACACGTTCTAGAGCCATCGAAACCTGCGGGTACGCCGCCTCTTCCGCCGTAAGCGCGACTTTATTGTCTTCGGTGCCAATCCCGAAGGTCGATTCGCCAGCCACACGGGTAGCTACTCGCTGGAGTTCCACGTCGTTGTTGTATTGGCGGGACTGGAAGAACTGGCGGATGACGGCTTTGTTGGGAAGCAGCCGGATCAGTTCAGCCTGAAGATCGACCGGAATGGCCGCCGACATATCGCCCCAGGTCGCGTTCGGCATTCCCGGAAGCGAGGACGAGGGCGAGACGCCATCGACTGCGGCAGTGTCGCCCGCTGCACGGCCTTCGACTCGAACGTCGTTGCCGTCCATGACGAAGCGATATTCGCCAGTGTAGTTGGCGTTCGCTGCACCCTTTTCGGCCTTGAAGCCGTAAGAGCCGACGCTCTTGGTCTTGGCGGACTCGTAAGCAGCACGGGCCTCGGCCGCACGGATGCTCTTGTCCATCTCGGCCATCTGGGCCGCGCCCTTTTCCAGCTTCTCGATCGACTCCACGTCGTCGATGCTGTCGTTCCGCTCCATGATCTCGTCGAGCGAGATGCGAAGCTCATCACGCTGCTCACGCAGCGATCGCAGATCGTCCATTTCAGGACTCCTTGTAGTTGCCGCGTGCGCCTGCGTAGGCTCCGGCGGTACAGATGGAAAGTTCCACAAGGTCAGCATTCCGCACCGTGCGGAGGCTGGTGGACTTTCCGTGAACCCAGTCGTCATCGTTGCACACGAAGCCGATGGAAACGCTTCCGTCGAGGTCACCCCTTTTGAGGGCCTCGCGGATGTCTTGCCTGCTTTCCGGCAGATCGGCCTCGAACTGGAGGCCGTTGTCGGATTCGGTAAACCGCAGGGTTCCGCTCTTCACGCGGGCCAAGGGAATACCTCGTTGATCGTGCTGCGTAAGCATCACGGTATCGTCGGTCCACTTCAAAGCTCCAGGGGCGATCCGCTCCTTGTACGGCCTTCGCCGATCTCGAAGCGTCACACTTGTTGAGTGGTAGGGGACCGCAACCCCCTCGAATCGGATGCCTTCATTCGTCGCCGTCAGGCGACCCGGCGAAATCCGAATCTCCAGATTCTGATTGCTCACGGTTCATCTCCGGGGGGAGTAGGTTGGGGCCAATGAGTACCTCGTCGCCACCCTCAATGGGCGGATAGCCCATCATCTCACGGGCTTCGTTACGAGTCATCACGCCGGTTTGCACTGCAATCTGCAAGGCAGCGACTTGTTCGTTGAAGTTGCCACGCACCAGTTGCGTGGTGTCAAAGCTGAATCGGTACTTCTCTCCGTCAATCCCACTTGGCAGGAGCTTGAAGGCAAGCTCGGACGCCCACGCGCTGGTGTATTGCGAGAGGCAACCATCGACATACATCCTGGACTGCTCGGCTACTTCGCTTGAAGCCGTCGCGCCAGCTTCTTGCGTATATAGAGCTTGTGGTGGCACGCCGTACAACTGCGACACCTGGTGGATTGAGAAGTTTCGGGCTGCGATCCAGTCTTGGTCGGTGAGCGACTGGCCCACCTGCTTCACATCGCTTTCGTTCTGCACGACGATCGGGCGGAGCATTCCTTCGGGGCCAGAGTGCGCCCCGATGAACGCTTGCTGCATCTTCTTGACGCCTTCACCACCCATCGTCTCTTTGGTGGTGATCGCAATTTTCCCGAGGCCCGGCATGGCAAACGCGCTTCTGCCTGCGTTCTCTTGCTCGATGCCAAGAGAGATGGCCTTGCGGCCAAGGGTGATTGGAGAATCACCCCAAAGCATTCTGCCGTAGGTCGGCATCCTGAAGTGCAAGATGTCCTTCGGGGCGATGTCGCCGTACTCTCCGGAGCGGTAGTACCACCCTCCTTTTTCCGGGTCCGGGAGCATCGTCATGTCCCAGGGCCTTACCGGGATGAGTTCCCGAACATCATCGCCCCAACGCGAGATCAAGGCAAAGGCATTCCCCCAAAGCATCATGCTCCGGGTGAGCCATCCTTTGAACTCGTAAGACGAGTAATAGGTGTTCGCGGTCTCGTTTAGGATCTCGGAAAGGTCTGGGTACTCGTCGCAAACCTCATAGTGGTCGCCCGTCTTCTTCTGAAGTTGAAGGGGAACCCTTGCGAGGTCGTTGGAGATCAACTGCAATGCCCTGACGACCGGCGTGAAACCCAAAGCTGCGAGCGGGTCCGCCAGCAAGTCGTCGGGGTTGATGGTGGGCTTTTCCCAGTTCCACCATGCGGTGCCGTCGTAGGCACCTCCGCCGGTTCCGTACTTTGTGATCCGGAAGAGCTTCCGTAGGTTTAGCTTCATACCACGATGTCCTCTTTGTTGGCGTAAGCCCCAGGCCGCTCGGCACCTTCTTTGATCAAGACGGCGGCCAACATGATCACGGCCACAATAGGGTCGATGACGCCCATGGACTGCATTTTGCACGGCCGCCGATCACCGTTGGCGTTTTCTTGCAGTTGCACGTTGGGTAGTGCGTACTCCACAACTGCATCTTCATTGAACACAATCTCTTCGTTTCTGATCATCGACTCGATCAGATAGGTTGCCGGGCCAAGACTCACAATGGTCTGCGGCAAGCTCCACATCGGAAGGTCGCCACGGAGAGGGCTGTAGTTCTCCTCGATGTCGCCCCATCCCTGGACTTCGGTCTTCATCCCGCCGAGAGCGTCGTACCCGCAACGAGCCAGGTTGGGACCAAGAGACTGGATCTTCTCCTTGACCAGTTCGTAGTTCACCTTGTGTTCGCAGATTTCCAGGTAATCGTGACGAGCCCAGTTGTCTACGAACTTTTGATAGTGCCTTTTCGCGCTGGTGACATGGGGGTCTCGGATTGCCCAGTGATGCCAATGAACGTGAAACTTGCCTTCTTTCCAGTAGCCCCATGCCATCGAGGTCAGATCGAACGACTTGCTGAAGTCTGTCGCGCAATAGATCGGGGTTCCCTCTGGGACTGCCGGGTCAAGAGGTCGGGATACATGCCGCCACTCACCTAGCTGCAACCACGGCAGCCCCGAGAGGGAGTAGGCACAGCACTGGTATCTTTCCCAGTTGTGCAAGGCATCTTGAGCCTTGTACTCGTTCAGCAGTCTCCGGTATTGCGAAACCGGAATCACATGCCCAAGGCTCGGCTGGGCTTTTTGCCAAACCGCTTCGTCTTCCGGGTCGTCGTCATCGTCGATCCCATAGAACAGACCGAACACATCGAGCTTGTCCCAGTTCTCCGGCTGGATCGCTTCCTCTGCGAGCCTGCGTCTCGTGTAGTAGTGCGAGTCGAGCCCCAGTTCAGGAGAGCCCGGCGTGGTCACACTCACCATCATCGAGTCTCGCAGCTTGGGGAGTGCCGAGATGACTTTCTGGAAGTAGTCTTCTCGACTTTCCGCTCCCTCATCGCAGACGTAGAGGATGGCCTTCGTTCCATCGAGGGTTCCCGTCTTCGAGGCCATCGGGCGGAATCTTCCGCCAGATTCTCGGCATCGGGTTTCTCGCATGGTGCATTCATACTTCGCGTTGTCCGCTTCCTCTTTGTCTTCCGATCGCCAGTCTCCGAAGGCACGAATAGCGATCTTTGTCGCAGCGTCGTACGCCTGGCGAGCCTGGTCGGTCTTGTTCGCCAGACACAAGTTGTCGGAGCCTTCCCAGTACCGAGAGACGTACAGCATAAGTACGCCCATCATCGTGCTTTTCCCCGCCCCTCTGGCGACCTCCAAAAACGCGATTTTGTAACGGATCCCTTTGGTCTCTTTGAACTTCCAACAGAGCACCGAGGAGATCAAAAAAGACTGCCATGGGAGCATCACCATTTGCTGACCAGTGAGTTCATGACCGTCTGCGACTTCCAGGCCGGAAATGAACTTGCCGAGCCTTACAAACTCGGCCTGATCAAAGTAGATGTCATCTCGTTCCAGGTCGTGCATGTGGCGTTCACACGCAAGCCGGACCCGATCGTTCACAACATGGTCGCCGCGTAGCACCTGCGCGGCGTAGATCGTGGGGTGGACGAGGGATTCAACTTCCACAGAAGCTCCTGGTTCCCCCCGGCCGCAGTTGGCCGCCGAAGCCTAAGCGTAGGCGGTCAACTGCACGGCCTCTGCCACTGTCCCTTCCGCTATGGCTCCAGGGCCAGTGGCTGGCCTTAAAACGGCCCAATTCTAGCAACTTCGTTCCGATATGCAAGGAAAAACCGCAGAATTGTCTGGAAATGTAGAAGATAGCTACCGGGAGTCACCCGAACGGGTGGCTCTGCGCCTTTTCCCATG